AGCCCCTCCCGGGGCTCTCGTCGAATCACAGATTGGAGATCATTGTCTTGCCGTACACCACACGAACGCGGGGGCAAGAGCCCCTACTGCTGAATGGAAGTACTCGGCGCCGCTCTGTCACAGACGGCCCGATCACAACCAATACGTGGGCAACCACGCTCCAGCAGTATGTGGAGTACGTTTATTCGTGGAGAACTGGAGTCCCATCGGCTTCAGACGTCGCACCGTCACAGTCTTCACTGTACGGAATCAAGCAACCCAAAACAAAGGGGAACTTGGTGGAACGACTCGCAGACCGTAAACGGTTCTACGAGGAGGTCCAGCGCGCTGCCTTTCCTGCCGAAACTGGCACAGGGGCACAATCCACGAACAGAGTTTCACAGACCGACAACGGGCACCTGTTCAGCAAGGTAACAGCCTTGAGGTACCCGATGTTAGTTCGGTCGGTGGGTGGTACGCGGTCTCCTTCCCTTGCGGGGTCCCGATTCGTCGGGACGGAGATTGACGCTATACTCACCAGCGGTTACTTCGGAGATACTCCGGGAGTGCTTCAAAATGGTAGCAGCGGGTATTCGTACCCCTTCGCATACCATATCGCCGGTCTCACGACCGAGTCGAATAGGCAATCCACGGCAAACTCCTTCTTCGCCGCTACTGCTCCTGAGCGTGCAACGGCACACCTCCTTACGACAGCTGTAGAGCTGTTGCGAGGGGACATACCTAGCATTCTCAAGAATTACCGCCGCGCGCTGTTTGATTATCAGAATAAATTTCGCTCCCTCAATTATGCGGGTAGCGAATATCTGAACATTCAGTTCGGGTGGCAACCTCTCATCGCTGAATACGTCAACGCCATAAAGGTTCTCATGGGCTTGGACCGGATGGTCTATGCCGAGAGCAATAGGCGTAAGCGTATGTGGGATGGTCCTTCTACGTCGGCTGTTACCGACGTGGGTGAAAGGACCTTCAACTGGACACCTATCCCGATCGGGACTGGTGAAAAGTTTTGTGCAACCACGGGCACGCCTGATTTGGCGCACCCGTGTTCGTACACCATGACAACGAAGTCGACCGTAAAGGAAGACTACAAGTTCACAGCACGGTATTCGAGCCTTGTAAAGCCGAATGCCCGTAGCAATGGATTTGTTGAGAAGGCAGAAGAAACTCTGAGACAACTTGGCCTGATTGAAGATCCCTCTCTTGTGTGGGAGCTGACACCATGGTCATGGCTCGTCGATTGGGCTGCCAACATAGGCAACTCACTCGTCAACGCGCACAACCTGTCGCCGCTTTCTGGGCGACACAGCGTGGACTACGCCTACTTCACAACCCAATTAACTGAGGTTCGTGAGGAGGAAATCAAGGTCTTTATCAAGAGGACCTCTGGTTGGGCGTACAATGATTCGGTGGTGATTCGTCCGAAGACGTATCACAGCACCGTTTCACGCACCCGTAGTCGGGCAACTCCGTTTGGATTCGGTACGCAGCTAGGAAGCATCTCAGCTTCACAGTTTGCGATCCTTGTGGCATTGGGCCTTGCCCGCAGCCGCTGAACAGAAACATCGACGGTATACAATCCGATCGATGACAATTGAACAACAACCAAACAACAATTGAATAGGGGTTCATACCCTACAATTGAACACTGAGAAGGAGCCCATCATGGCTTTCACTGATCCGCAGTCCGTCACCGTTTCTGGTACCCCAGTATCCCTCCCGCGTATCCTTACGGGTACGGCGGTCGGAAACTTCAAGTCCAGCGACGGCAACACAGAACTGACCCTCGATCCTCGCGGCACAAGCAAGCGCCGTCGGAACGTGGCTCGGCTCTACACGAAGGCAAACGTCACCGACCCCATCACGGGGCTGGTGTCCGTTCAGGGCTACATGATCTCGATTACTGTCGACCGCCCCCTCACGGGGATCACGGACGCGCAGGTCGAGGCATCATTTGCAGCCTTGTCTACGTGGGCGACTGCTACCACCAACGCGAACTTCAAAAAGCTCGCGGCTGGTGAGAACTGATCGCTATGGAGACTGTATTTCTAATCTCCATTATCATGCTGACTGGTGGCACCGGGCTCGCGCTCGGTGCCTTCATCGGCACTGCGATCAAGAGGTAATGAACCACCTCTGTCAGTAAACCATGATGGCTTGGATCACTAGACCCCAGGAAGGGGAAGCGATGAAAAGCCAAGTAGATCTCCTTGAGGCACTCCTGCTGGATGCAGGAACCTCATTGGGATTCGACCCGTCACGTGATATTCTCACGTTGCGTTCAAGATTCGAGCACGAGGGCGAACCCTTCGTTTCGATCGCGCTGCCTCGCCTTGATGACCTCTTAATTGCAGGCCTTAGAGACGGACACTTCCCGGTATTCAACGGGTGGGTGTCGCGGTGCGCATATCCCGAGTTCCTTAGGGAGCTTTGGGGTATGATCTTTGAGCGTGACGGTGTGTTGCGTGAATCACCCAGCATAGACGCGATCAGGTGGGTACGTCAGATCTCCCGCACCTATAAGAAGGTGTTTGAGGTCTGCGAACCTGCCCGCGTCGAGGCTGCAATCGAAAGGTGGGTAAAGCTTGATGCTGAACTACCTTCGAAAGCTGACATAAAGTCAAGCCTCGATCCCTATGCACCGATGGTTGCCCAGATCCTGTTTGGGCGAGTTATCGGTTCGGCCTTATCCGCCCCTCTTGAGGGACGGCATGGCCCGGGTGCTGTGTCAGAACGATTCGGCACGAATTCGAGATGGGATTTCGGTTCCATCTCGTACAGTGCAGAGTCTCTCGTCGGCCCTGAATTCTTTAGGGCGACGTGGGAGTCACTGGCGCTACGCCCCCCGGTAACGGGGTTCGTTCCAGCGCGGTTGGAGGCGGTCCCAAAGACCGCTGAGAAGCCACGCCTCATTTGCATCGAGGCGAGCTACAACCAGTACATTCAACAAGCTATGATGCAGAATTTGCGTCATGAGCTCAAGAGTGCACGCAGTGTCTGCTCCTTTGTGGATCAGACTCCGAATCGGGAGATGGCGAAAGAAGGGTCGATTACTGGCGAACTTGCCACGATCGATCTCTCCGACGCCTCGGATAGGGTAACGCTGAGCCTGGTTGAACAGTTATTCGGATGGAATCCGAGTTTCTTGCGCTTCCTTAAGCTTTCGCGTTCTCCGTTCGCACAACTGCCCTGAGGCGACCTTGTCTTGCTAAACAAGTTCGCCTCGATGGGCTCCGCTTTGACATTCCCTGTGGAGGCAATGGTCTTCACGGCGCTGGTGGTTACCAGCATATGTAGAGCGGAGGGAACCTTCGATCCTCAGACTATTCGTAGACTGGGACGTCGGGGTTCTGGGTTGAGTGTCTATGGTGACGACATAATCGTCGCCACAAGACACGCCCATGGAGTTATCCTTGCTCTTGAGTCCGTTGGGCTCAAGGTCAACGAATCCAAGTCGTTCCTTAAGGGGAGCTTCAGGGAGTCGTGTGGGTTTGACGGTTACGCCGGGCAGGATGTCACACCTGTCTATATGCGTCGTCAGATTCCACGGGATCGCTCCGAGGTCCCCGAAGTGACGTCGCTGACGTCATTTCGGAACCAGATCTGGGCTCGGCATGGACAATGCCGCACCACGGACATCATTGACGCGTTTCTTACGCGGCGATGTGGCCTCACGTACGTGCCCTCGGGCACGGACTGCGTGGGTCTCTGGTTGGACCGGATTGAGTGTGATTTGGGAAATTTCCGCTGGAACGCTGCCTTACAGCGGTTGGAAGTTCGGGCTCTTATGCCCGTTTTCTCCTACCGTGAGGATAGCGCTTCAGAGGATGGGACTCTCATGAAGAGTCTTCGGACAAATAAAGGTGGCCTAGGCCTCCTCGATTTGCTCGAACTCGAGCAAGCTGCGAAGCGAGCTCGTGCCGGACACATCACATCCCTTTCGGGAAGTATGGATCTCGACGGACGGCCTGTAGCGTCCAAACTCTACTACAGGTGGGTGCCGACCGGTTGAATACCGGTTTGCATTGAGGGCGACGATGTCTTGCG